GTGTGGCATAAAATTAGGAACATTGCATTTAATTTGTTGATCTAAAGCCAATTGATAATACTTCAAAAAGTCATAATAATATTTTGTTTTAATCATAATGTAGTCAAAAAATTCCTCACTAAAAATAATAATCCTACGCCATTAAGTAGAATCAAGGCGCGGTCTTTCCATAAAATAGATACAACCAACCATAATGTAATACCAATGACTGATAAGCCTAAATCCCAAGTTTGTAATTCAGGAATTCCTCTCATTGACATAGCGGCCAATACAAACACAGAAGCAACCCATTTAATATACCAATCTAAAGTATATTTTGGAGTTGCACTCTTAAAAATGCGTTTACTTTTCTTTAGTTCTTCCTTACTGAAGTCTGTCATTTTAGTCATTACCATCCCAGTTTAGATCCGATTGAGATCTTAATTCATCTTTATAAGACTTGCGATCATATTTACTTTTGTCCTTATGGACCTTTGTGCTACCATGATCTGGTGTAGTCTTACGCACTTTAATCTTTTCTTTCTTACCAAAAATCTTATCCCAATTATCTCTTCCTTGTTTAGATAATCCTTTGGATTTTATAGTATCTCCAGTAATATCATTTTTTGTTGCCATTGTTGTTTCCTACGAAGGTTGCCAATTAAATTCATCAAAGGGCAAATTCATTTGTGTATCATCTTCTGAATATATACCTCGTTCTTCACACCACGTACTTGTTCGTCTAAAAAACATACGACCTTGTTCATCAAGTTCTAATGTAAATTTATCACCTGCATTTAAAGGAGTTTTTTCTATTTGCACCATATCCAATGGACTATGCTCTCCTGTATTATACATTAGTAAACCTTTCTCGTCGATTTCAAACAGATAATCTGCGTATAACATTTTTCTTTCCTCTTTTTTTGGCGCGCCTGAGAGGATTCGAACCTCTGACCCACGGCTTAGAAGGCCGTTGCTCTATCCAGCTGAGCTACAAGCGCATAAACATTTAGATAAAGTCGTAAATTACTCCGGCTTCATCAAACATTTTTTTAGTTAACTGAGTAGACTCCACCCAACGTTCTGGCGTAGATGTTTGTATCTCCTCAGTTACCACCCTTTTAATACCGACTTGAATAATGCCCTTTGCACATTCTGAACAAACCGGTAATCCGTGTATATACATTGTAGCTCCATCAAGCGACGTTCCATTGTATGTAGCATTATATATACAATTCATCTCTGCATGAACAACATGCTGATATTTAATAACTTTATTTTCGTACATTGATTCTTGATCATCGATTCCTCGAGGGAATCCATTATAACCTTGAGCCAATACTTGTCCCTTTTCACCAACGGCCACAGCACCAATCTTCTTTGATGGATCTTTTGACCAGGTCGAGATATGTTCTGCTAAAGCTAAATAGCGTTTATCCCATTTATAAGTTTTTGCACTATCCCAGCTCATTACTTCACCAAATCAAAATGACGTTCATAAACATGAAGGTTCTGCACTTGCCAATATATTTCACCATCATCAACACCAAGTTCGTCTGCTAGTTCGCATAACACGTACTCTTGCCATGCATAATCATTACGGTATCCAAATATAACATCGTTAGAACGCATTTGAACTACACAGTGTAAAACATCATCGCGAATATAATACGTAACTGAATTAGTGCAAATAAAATCGTTTTTACCTTGATCATTGTATTCAAGCCAAATTGATGGGCGTTGATATACCATTGATGCTCTACGAGAATCTTTATTTTTACGTAACTCATTTACAACTTGATCAAATTGATTGTGATACTTGTCACTGAAAATAAGATGACCATAGTTTGAATTAATTTCACCATGATCATTTGCGGTCATTACCCATGCGGCAGGTGTTGCCTTTCTTAAACCAACGTGACTACTTTTTGTCCTGTAGATGTCGTTAATGTTTGTCGACTGTGACTCATACCATTCAATTTCCGCTTTAATATATTCTTCATTTGGTTTACCAAATATTGCAGGCTCCGATGCATGGAATGATGCACCTAACAATTCGATAGTCTTACCGCCATTACGATCTATAACAAAATTTTCATTTGCTAGTTCCTGTTTGAAGTGTTCTCTAATTGCGTTTATATAAATCATTTTTTGTACCTATCGTCAAGTTCCGGATGCTCCATACAGTGCATCATCAGAATCATTAGTTGTGTTGCGGCATGGGATAAATGTGTTTTACCAGATTCTGGATCTAGATCTTCGCCTGCATGCCATGCGTTAAGATGTCGTTGTATTGAAGAATAAGTTCGTAGCTTACTGGTTGAATCACCATCATCACGCCAGTTGTTTACGCCATACTTTTCTGCGCCGAAGCCGAATACTTCTGCGATTTCTAATAATGCTTCTGGTGGAATTAAAGCTAATGGAGCTTTGCCTTCATCAAATTTCATAGTAATGCCTTTTCAATTTTAATATGGTTATTATAACACAGTGTGAGGCGTTTGTACACAGTTTTTTTCATTAATTTAATGGGAAATTAAACCTGTAATCTGGATCTTTACCTGGAAACGATTTGCCGACGCGTAACGCGTTAACCGCTTTATGAGCATCAATCATTCCAAGTATTTCGTAAGAATATTCTTCGCCTTCTCTTAATGGATTTGACCATTGTTCTACCCATTTCCAAATAAGAAAGTGATCTATATTACCTAGTAGTACTTGTTCTTGCGGATAGTAATTGATTTTAACTCCGATCTTAGCAAACATTTTAAAATCAATATTGCCGTATTTTTCATGTACATTATCATACGCAATACCTTCATATAGTGTAAGATCATCGCGATGATTTATGATATCATTTTCTGGAAATTCTGAATCCCATCTGCGATATTTATTTAGCTCGCTATTATCACGAGTCTTAGCGACGTGTTTATCTCTTTTAGCAATGAATTCTGAAGTAGGAATTCCAGAATATATTCCATTGAATTCAGTAATTATGTCTGACTTATGAACCTTCATAAACGATACCTTGCTCGTTTAATGCTGCTCTATTCCACAAATGTCCTTTTTCAGTATCATCTTTTGATTGACCGAAATATGGAACAGCATGGTGTTCGTCAATCATTTGTTGATTAATACTGTATGAACTATCTCCAACAAATAGTTCTCCTAAAATTCTACCAAACTTACCTTTGCCGTGCGACTGTAATTGCACATCACCTTCAGATAAGATTGATTCTAAGTGAGCCTTACTCTGTTTACCGTAAAATTTTTCTTCTAAATCACGAGTCCTAGATTCTGGAGTATCAATACCCATCATTCTAACTCTTTGCTTTTTAAGAATAGTGCTGAAACCTAAATCAACATCTACGTCGACCGTATCTCCATCTACTATTCTTGTTACATACACTTTATACCTATACATTATTCCTCCTATTTGTAAAATATGTGATTGTCAATTTGTGTTACTATTTCTAATTCATCTGCCCAATACGGATAGATGTAATCTGCATGATACCACAAAGCGCCTTCTGTAATATCTTTATATTTACCAGTCAAAACTAAGTCCGCAATATAAAGCGACTTAATCCACGTAACAGAATCTACCGGTTCATCAGATTTTCCGTCACAATACCAGCTGAATTGACATTGATTTCTAATTGGAACCTCATTACCTTTCCAATTAATCCTAGTCTTCGACTGATATATCACGCCACAAACAGAATTTGGAAATTGTAAATCTTCTACTCGGTTTGTAACTACATGTGCTACTGCTAATTTTCCTGCGAATGACTGATTAGCAGATTCAAAATAAATGTTTTGCGCCATACAATATCTACTGTCAGACATAGTTTCATTTTCGTCATATCCATAAGCCTTTCCAGCGGCTAGTATAAAATACGTGAATACTATTATATAGCCAAAAACAAGTAATAACTTATCTAATTTTTTCATATATTATTCCTAAATACAAATTCGATGGCACGTTCAGCTTCTTTTACCATATCTCTTTTACCATACCAACCGCCTGTATCGTTATCTAAATCTGAACATATCCATGCAATTTCTTTTGCTGATATCGGATAACCTCTTTGCATTGCATTACCTGCGGTTGAAACCATAATCTTGTACATTTGTAAATACCAACCAGAGCCTGTAATAGACTTATAATCAGAGATTTGCTTTTTATTTACAAAAGGGCAGTCTTGATATCCTGTCCATGAAAAGTCAGTGTTACTGAGTCTTTCTTTACGATGTTGTATAAGCCCTTCCTTAATCGCGCTTGGTAACTTATCGAAAAACGATTCATTTGGTACGACATATCTGTGTTGTTCCATAAGTTTGTTGGGGTCCATTGTGACTCCATCGTGTGAGAATATGAAATTATAAGATCCTTTGTATCTACTTGGGACGTAGTACATTCTGGATAAATCTTTTGTTTGGGCATCTGCGATGTCTCCTATTTCTTTATTGAGTGCAAACCAAAAGTGTTTGATTTTATCTGCTTCCACGTATTCTGTAAGTGGAAATACTAATCTAAATTTAGGATGTTCTTTAGTTGATGATGCTGTAGAATAACAGACATACTTGTACTCTGAATACTTTTCATGAATATCTTCGATTGATCCTTCATAATCATCAACATCAACAATGCCGAAACCACCCCAGCCAGTTACATTTACATTAGCTCGAGTAGTTTCGGGTTGATATGTAGCAGGTGATATTAGGGGAGCATCAGCTTTTTTCTGATACTTATCGCTTGCTGCTAGTTTGTATAATACTTTCTCAAAGTCGTCAAACGAATTATAGTCAACACGTTTTACTGTCTTGTTATCGTATATACTATCAAAGATCGTCAAAGATACCATGGTTACCTTCGTGTGATGGAGCTGTCCAACCTTCAGGTTTCATAAGATCGGGAAGTCCCAACGGATTAGGTCGGCCTTCTTTAACGCCAACATTTTTTGACATATTTGCTTTAAGAACTTCATCCCATGCTTTGTACGCATCCACGCCAAAAGCATCTAAGGTTCCAATTGCAACAACACATAAATCGATTAAACCATCAACGATTTCTTCACCGTCCATAGTTTCATATGCCTTCTTAGTTTCATCAAGTTCTTCTTGTAGAAAATCAATTCTGAATTTAAGAAAAGCTTTTAGCTTGTCTTTGTTTTCTTTATTATTAAAAACCCATTCAAGAGTTTCAAACTTATCCTGCATGACTTCAATGTCATTTACCCAGTCGGTGCTCATACTATAATTCCCTGTTTTGGTGGTGTAACGATTCCGCTCGTCATAGATCTAATTTGATCTACGATTTCTTCGACCGGATCTAAAATCATAACTACAAATTGCTTATCAACAATAAATTCTTCATTTTTAGCATAAGCCATAAACGGAATAAATCCGATTTTTCCTGGCTCGGTAGCTATCATAGAAAACGCATCTGTCATAGCAATAGTGTTTTCGGTTTCTTCAACATTACAGATAACTTCGTCACCTGTTGTTAGTCTAACTATTTTCATTTATTTCTCCTATATGTGGTATATTATACCATAGTTTAGATGTAATGTACATACTTTTTTTAAAAGAATTCGTCGAGTGTTGCAACTTCTTTTGAATTCCATCCAACTGCTGATAGTATCGGATCAATAACATCAAGGAAGGTTTTATTGAACTGAGTATCATAATCAATATAACGATGCAATCCAAACTCTTCCGGCAAATAGTCAAGGAATGATATGACATTCTCTTTGATATGATTTGGCGTTCTGAGATATATGAATTTAATTTTCTCGCCATTCTGAATTTTGTTGTATTGTTTATCTAATGAAAGATCTTTAAGCATTTTGTTATACAGTATTCCGCCACGTGCATGAATCGGAGTACCTTTTTTGTATACAGTTTGCTTATCTCTGAATTGTGTCAGATTTGTAATACCTCGAGGGAATGCAATCTGATCTGGTGATAATGTTTTAAAATATGTTCTGAATGATTCAATATTACCTTGAACATCACGTTCAGTACCACCGATAATTGTTTTAAATATTTCTTTTAGAGCTTCTCGACAAGGAGCCGGAGTAGAAGACTTAATAGCTTCGATACCCATAATCTTAAGTTTAGGTTCGGCATAACGTACTCCTTCATTGTCAAGCACGTTTAGGATATACCGCTTTTTGGCAGTCCATATACCACGGTCAGCAATAGCTTCACGTTTCATTACCATACGATTTTCGATACCACCCATAATGTCAAACAATTCACCATAAGATTTTTCTAGGACGTCTTCAAGCTTTTCTTTGCAAACTGTATCGACAAATTCTAATGGGTTTTTAGGATTTACTGCAGATACAAGATCGTCTAAGCATACATACACCGAGTCGGTATCAATAGCAAGGACGTAGTCTTTCTTTGTTTTAAGCACTGAGTTGAGGTAATTATTAATTGCTTTTTCAGCCCATCGTATTGTAAGCTGTCCAGTAAGCGTAATTCCTTCTGCGATTCGCTGATCGAAGAATCTAAAGTACTTGTTGCCCAAAGCACCATAAAGAGAATTAAGAAGGATCTTAATAGACATTTGTTGATTTTCTGCTATAGCGATATCACGCTGTACTCGGTATAATTCTTGTTTATCATTTTTGTCTATCCTTTCAAGCTCTCGTTGCGAATTAATCATTTGCTTTTTAATGACAACACGCTCACTATACATTTCGTCAATGATTTTAGGTAAGATACCTTGTTCATCTGTTTTAAAGTATTGACCTGAAGCCGAAGCGCATTCGCCTTGTTCGAGCCGCGGTTTAAGTTCTCCAGTAAGTAGATTGTCTACATTTACGTTAGCAACTTTACCAGATATAATTGTTTCTGGTGACATATTGTACTGCATAATAATAGACGGATACAGGGAATTAAGATCAAAAGAAACAACCCATTCGTGCATTCCAACATGTGGATCTTTCACATAACCACCAGGATATGGGGTTTTAAACTTTTCTTCTCCAAACGGAATAATTACATTATTAGAATATAGATTTCGGAATATGATAGCATCCCATATTGCAGTAGTACCCATAACATCGCTGTAGTTTACACCACCACGATACGCCATAGTAAGTGCTAGAGTAATAAGTCCCATCTTATCCTCGAAGCGATCAACAAGATCTACGTCTTTAATATTATAGTCGATAAACTTTTGATGATCATGCTTATAAAGCGTATGCAAGTTACCGTGTTCTTCATAGCTTAGCTTTTTCTCACCAAGTACAACTGAAGCAATATGATCAAGTTTATAAGATTCTTGTGGACCATAGGAATAGCCAAACTTACGAAATAAATCAAGGTAATCCATTTGAGCAATGCCTTGAATATCATATGCAATTTGTTTACGTTGCATTGTTGTTACATCACGTCGATCTAGTAATCCCCATGGAGATATTCTACGAACTATATCTTCGCCATGTATTTTAATGATACGATTAATCAGATATGGCATATCAAAGAATCGAGAGTTCCAACCCGTAATAACATCTGGACAATGTGAAGGTAAAGACCAATGCGCAATAAATTCAAGTAGTAGTTCAGATTCTGTTGCGCACTTCTTATAGACAACTCTGTTTTCTTGCATGATCGAAGATTCTACATCATAGTCTTTTAAACCCCATACGTAGAATGTATTATCAATATTGTTTTTCATACAGATAGCAGTAACTTCATGCGCTGCGTGTTCTGGTTCAGGAAATCCTGCGTCGGATTGAACCTCGATATCGATCGTTGTTACGTTAATTAGATTTCTATCAAATTTAATTTCACCTGGAAATTCATCATTGATAAAAGCTGGAATGTGTTTGTTGTTTCCGTAGATATGTCTACCAACAACATGCTCGTTCACCTTTAGCCATTCTTTTGCATCACGCATAGATTCGAATTTAATTGGTGATACGTTATTACCATCTAGTGATTTCCACGCAGACGGTTTGGCCGTACTTACAAAATAAGTAGGTTGATATTTAATTTTTGTTTGAATCTTTTTGCCGTTTTTATAACCACGATACATTAGCGAGTTGCCGTATCGAGAAACGTTTGTATAGAATTTTATGTTCATAGTATAGCCATATCAAATTTATATGTACATATTATATCATAATTTAAACACATTGTACATAAAAAGTTGAGGGAGATTTTACCCTCCCTCGGATAGGTCGACTTTAGAATGAATTCATTTGAAAGTAAATTATCAGTGGAGATACAGAAAGTATTCCAGCCATAATAAACATTAATTCGAATCCAGATCTAATGCCTTCCTTGTGTTTACGTATGTAACCCATAGTTAGACTCCAGTAAATTGATTATTACAATCCACTGGGTATTCGCTGCTCACCGGAATTAATCTTGGATAAATTCCTTCTTCTTTGATGCCCCAGCAGACCCGATTTCGATCTTCCTAGGACGCCTCTCTTCTGGAACTTCAACTCTGGCATTCACCACAAGTATGCCGTTCACGAGATCGGCCCCATCTATTACGACAAATTCTGAGAGTCGGAAGGACTTCTCAAATTTGCGGGACGAGATACCTTTGTGTGCGTATTCACGATCATCATCACTTTGTTGACCTTTAACTAATAGAATACCATCCTTTACTTCTACAGAAATGTCTTCTTCCGAAAATCCTGCAACAGCGAGTTCGATATTGAAGTTATCATTATCGATCTTCACAACGTTGTGTGGGGGATAGTTATCTTGAGATCTTCCAGCTGAGTGAATTCTTTCAAGCTCGTTTAATATTGGATCAAATCCAATGAAAAGTGAACGTGGTACGTTCATAGTACTTCTTACCATTTTAGTTTCCTCCTATATATAGCAAGGTTAATATGTGGACCCGACCAATTCGGCATCCACATTTATTTATACAGCTTTCACTGTTACTTTAGAAACATTTTTTAACGACTTTATTAATTCTGCCGCACTTCATAAATTTATGAAATTGTTTCCAATATTTTTTAAGTTTTTTCTCCATTGTTACTATTTCCTATATTATATTTAGGACATAGTTGCCATTGTGTTTTTTCCTTATATGGAATAACTTTAATCTGCCTTAACGGTGCAATATCTTTAGCTTGTTCAGAGCTAACAAAAGTAATAAGCCCCCAGTCTGCCAATAACGTAGCAATTGTATTTCTACGTTGAATGTCGTTTAGTAATAGGTTTGAAGGTTTCCCATCTAGTAGGAATAACTCTTTAAAGTGTACAATAAAGTACCTTCCCTGTTTATGCAGTATATGACATGATTGATATAGCTTTTGATCTTTTCTAGACGCTACACCAATACGTGTTAATGTTTCTCTGATTTTTAGAAAATCGTCTGGTTCGTTAAGCGTGATCTCCAACATAGAAGCAGGAGTCCACTGGACTTCAATATTATTTTCGTTTTCCACCTTTATAAATCCTTAATTTCAATTCGTTAATTTCATCATTAGTTAATAATGACAATACAGATTTAGCTTTTTCATTACTATATCCATAATATTCTTTTATTAATTCTAAATTTTCTATGTCAATGGGTTTGGCCCATTTAGAAAATCTTTTCTTCTTGTTAATTATATTTATAAAAAAATCAAATTGAAGACGATGATCAATATGATGATTTACATTCATCTCATTAGCGAAAAGAACAGTGTCAGGAAAATAAGAAAGTCCACGATTTACCATAAATGGAGCATATGCTTTTTCAGAAACATCATCAACCATTATATCCTTTTTTGTTACATTAATTGCGTTTAGATAATCGAAGGGGTTCATTTGAAACGAACCCCCGCCATTACCTCAGTAAGACAAGCAACAGTATTTAATTCGTGATCTGCAACAAAAGAATTCTTGTATTGATAATCCGCTAGAATAAGTACCAATTGTGGTATACTCTGAGGATCAATATAGTCATTCATATTATCATAAATTTTACGATAAATTGCTGCAGGTTCAGAATCAATATTATTACTTACCCACTGACGCATACCTTTAAAGTTTTTCTCTTTTAAGTGAATCATAAGATCATTAAGAGAGACTTCCGATAAAGATACTAAAATGCCTGTATCAATAGTACCGCTACTACTGTAACGTTGAAGTTCATTTAGAACTTTACGCCAATCAGGCATGTGTTTCATAATAAGTTCAGCAACTACCTTTTCATCAAATGATATACCTTCGTCCGTTAGGATTGATGTACAACGTTTGAGAAATTGTCCACAAAGTGGAACTGAATCTTTCTTAGAAACGTTAAACTCAATGGTAGTACAACGTGAATGCAAGGGTTCAATGATTCTGTTCTTGAAATTACATGTCAATATAAATCGACAGTTATTTGAGAACTCTTCAATAAAACCACGTAATGCAGGTTGCGTTGATTGAGCGTTAAGATAATCTGCTTCATCCAAAATAACTACTTTGTAGCCACCTTGAAGTGAAACTGTAGATGCAAATTGTTTGATCTTGTTGCGCAGAGTATCAATGCCAGATTCTTCGGATCCATTGATCAGAAGATAATCTAGTTCAAGTTCGTTACATAAAGCTTTCGCGACTGTTGTTTTACCCAGGCCGGCTGTTCCGGTAAGAAGCATATTGTGTAGGTCACCTCCTTTAACAATATCTTCAAAAGTTTTCTTGATTGATTTTGGTAAAATGCAGTCTTGAATTTTTTGTGGACGATATTTTTCAACCCAAAGAAATTCTGACATTATAATACCTCCCAACCAATAACTGTGTTAACGCGAAATGATCTCCACGCTTCTTTGTCTAGAGACCATGCAGCAATGTGCTCGGTTTCAGGACTAACGCTTTCAATCACGGATTTCATTCCGTGCGCTTGTAGTACAGTAGGGTTGAGAGTGCAGGGCATGACTCGTATTTCGTCAGAGTCAATTTTCTGAAAGGTGACCGTTACAGTACCTTTTTTAAGTGCGTCAATAAGACGCGAAACTTCATTGCGATCCATAATATATCCTTCATAATAAAAATTAGTAGTGCGTGGGGGAGCTACCCCCACATTAAGCTAGTACAATTAAGCTTCTTCAGCTTCAACTGTTTCAGGCAAATCGTCGCCAGCTGGGACCATGCCTTCTGGAGCTTCTTTGCCCTGCTCAGCAGATGCCGCATTTAGAAATGCAACAGTTCTGTTTCTGAGTCCGCCAACAGCTTCCATTTCCTGACCTTCAAAACCACCCCTTTTAGAACAGATATCGATAATCTGTACGAAAGTTGCAATGTCTTGTAGAGACAGTTGTGGAGCTTGTTGCTCCTCTTGTACACCTTCAGGTGCGTTTACTTCTTCAGTCATTTTCTTCTCCTTTGCAAAGTAGACTAATTATGAGAGACCCGACCAATTCGGCATCTTCTCGTATTATCCTCATAATATTATGAGAATTTTTTCTGTGCATATTTATTTATACACCGAAACTTGATGATTTCTCTAAAGCGATAAAATAATCTAAAGGATTATCAGCATTTCTCCAATTAGAAATGAGCCTAGATGAAATCGATACTTTATAATCGCCTTGTAGCATTTTTAAATTAGAAATACTAAAGACATAATTAAAAGTCTCACTGGTGCCAATACCTAGGTCGATATCAAATGTATTTGCAGTAGAATCTTTCTCATTAAATACAGATGCGACAACGCTATTACCATCACCAATAAAACTCAGTTCTGAATGTCCGAGTACAGCGGCTGCTTTTTGAATCTTCTGGAGGTTTTCCATTGATAAATCTAACACAACTTCACACTCTGGCATGTTGATATCTTTACTTGGTTGTGTAAGGATATCGACTTCAGAATAATAATATTTAATCTTTTGTGATCCATCTGAGATAGTGAGATACTTATCACTAAATTCTAATGTAGGATCTTCCATAAGATTATACAACGACAAAAACTCGTTAAGATCATACACACCAAATTCTACAGGAAAGTCCTCTAGGATTGATGCGGTTGCCATAATAGTTTTTGCTTCCGAAATAGTCTTTAGTTCCTTTCCAGGTTTAAAGACTAGATTTGCATTAATACCCGAAAAGTTTTTTAGGATACTAATTGTTTCACTTGATATTTTCATAATTTACCTTTTTTAATTTATTACCTCTATTATACCACATTTTAACGTGTTTGTACATAGTTATTTTTTATTTAATCGATCATGCTCATAGAGCGCAAGCAATCCGTAGTGTAAGACCTTCATAAGATCTTTTCTGTGATCTTCTGGAGTTCCCTTCTTACCATACCGAGCATTATATTTGTCGACATTTCCTAGAAAAAATCCAAGTCCATGTCCTCTATCAACTATTACTTCAGATGATTGAAGTCCTCCTTGACCGTAATGTGCTCCGTAAGTAGAATCTATATAAGCGTGGAGCTCTGCGATGAGAGCTCCTTCGTTAAATTTATAATCGGGTTTATGCTGTTTCGCCATAGTTATCCTCTGTTGTATCTAAGGTTTCGACTCCAGCATCAACTTTGCTGTAGAGATCTAAGAAAGCTGACTTAGTGTCTTCGTCAAACCTAGCGATACATAGATCGATCGCCTTTGCTCTATTCTTAAAGATAGAGAATGTTTGAGCAATATGACAAAGCCTTCTAGTTGAAATAACTTCGTCAACACCATCATCATAGAAAGTCTTTCTGATAATGTCAGCCCAAGTAATTAGCTTTTCTACAAAGTCGGCATCTTCAGTTCCGAACTTAGACATGTGATTGTTAAGAATTTTAGTTTCGATTGAAGGAGATGGAAACTTCTGATCGATCGCAACTGTAAACCTTTCTAAGAAAGCTTCATCAATGATCGAAGCAGCAGTAAACCTACCGTCTTCTGAACCTTTACCTTTTGTATTAGCAGTCGCTATAACATTGAAGCCAGGCGCAGGAGAGATTGTCTCACCCGTCTTTTTAACAAGAACAGGTTTACCTTCAAGTATGCCTTGTAGACACATAATTTTATTTGTAGCTCTATCAATTTCGTCGAGCAATAAGATTGCACCGTTTTCCATCGCTTTAAGAACAGGACCTTTAGAGAAGACAGTTTCTCCATTGATAAGTCTGAAACCTCCAAGCAAATCGTCTTCATCTGTTTCCGGATTAATTTGAACACGTATGAACTCCCTATTAAGTTTTGAACACGCTTGTTCTACCATAAACGTTTTACCGTTACCAGATAGTCCTGAAACGTAAACAGGATAGAACATTTCTGATTTAATCATTTTTACTAGATCATGGAATGCTCCCCAAGGAACAAACGTAGGATCCGCTTTCGCAAAGGTTTTTTCTTCATTTACAATAGACTGCATCTTAGCTGCAGGAGCGATGTCAATCACGTTATTATCTACCTCTACGGTTTGTAGTAAAGCACTTAAGTCATAAGTACCGATCTTGACTCTATTTTCTGCAGTAAGCATAGGATAAAAGTCTTTTCCTGTATAACCCATGGATTTCGCCGTGGTTTCAATTACGTTCTTTCTGAACGAAGTTTGATCTGGATAATTCTTAGCCAGTTCTTTTAAAATATTTTGTGTTGAGATTTTCATATCTTTCATAATGTAGTTCCTTATCAATTATTAATTCAGGTTATATTATACCAAGTTTCAGCGGCTTTGTACACACTTTTTTGAAAAAAAGTATATATTTTTTAGCAGTATTATGCAACTGCTCTACCGAAAGTGGTCATAAGAACCTTGTTTTGCTTCTTACTCTTTGAGTACTTTTTAAACGCGCTTGCCATTTGACCTCTAGTTTGGTCTGAATTCACATCAAATTCGTCGTCGTCAGTCGCAAGTTGATTTCCGCCTTTGATCAAGTAAAACTCGTTGTATCCTAATG